CCGCCTGGCAGGCAAGACCGGCCAGCGGTTCCGCAACCCGCTCCTGCCTGCCGGGATCGAGCCGGTGAGAAGCGAGCAGGCCCCGGAGCGGTACAGCCCGGAGTATGACCTTTTCCTCATCAAGCTCCAGGCCATGCACTACGGCGTGACCATGGCCGAGCTGGGCTTCGCCGAGGCCGGCGGGCTCGGGTCGACGGGCTATCACGAGGGTGAAGAGGACATCCAGTTCCGCAAGGATCTGACAACCGTCCGGTGGCTTAACAGCTTCGTCTGCGGCGTCAGCAAGACCCACCTGGGAATGTCCGATGCCGTCGAGTTCACCTTCCTCGGGCTGGACGAGGAAGACGAAGGCGTCATGGACGCCATAGACGAGAGCCGCCTCAGCCGGGGCAGGGCTACCCTCAACGAGGTCCGCGGCCGGGTCGGGGAGCCGGCCTACGATTTCCCCGAGGCCGACATGCCGATGGTCATCACCGAGCGGGGCGTCATCTTCCTGGCTGGGGCGGCCGAGGCGGCGCCTCCGGGCGTCCTGGTCGAGCCTGCGGAGATGAACCGGGAGTACGACGACCCGACCCAGGACGTTGACCAGAACGGCCAGCCCGGAGACCAGGGCGCGCAGCCTAAGGCTAAGGTCCAGGGGTCGAACAAGCCGGCCCGGCCGGTCGTGCAGTCTCCTAGCGCCGCAGCCGCGGCTAAGGAACTGGCCCAGTTCGCCAAGTGGCTGGAGAAGGGCGGTCTCGGGAGCGGCAAGCCTTTCGAGTTCCGCGAGCTGGCCCCGGCTCAGGCCATGGAGCTGTTTAAGGCCGCCGCCGCGGCCTCGCCTGACGGGGATGATGCTGACCCAAAAGTCAGCACTGGGCCGAGGCTGACCAGCTCGTCGCCCTATTCGCGCCCCAGCTCGTAGCCGCCCTTGGCGGCGCCGTGGCCGTGGGCGCCCTTGTGGCCGCCTGGCTGGCCGTGAGGCCGCATCAGACGCACGAGGCCGATGCCCTGGTGTGGCTGGAAGCACAGCCTGCCTACCAGGGCCTTAAGGCGGCTCTCCGCAAGGTGCTCGAGCAGCTCTGGCGAGCTGCCTGGGAGGCTGGCCAGAGGGTGGCCGGGGAGGAAGTCCATCCGCAGATAGCAGCGGACAGGATAAGCCGCCTGTCTGCTAAGTGGCTGGACGAGGTTACCGAGACCAGGCTTCACCGGATAGCGGTAATCCTGGCAGCGGGGGGTACAGCCGCGGCGCTGGCCGCGGCCATTACGGCAATGCTTACCAGCGCGGCTGACGCCGCGATGGTGACTGTAACGGAAGTCACCCGGGCCATGAATGCCGCGGCTCTGGAGGCTTACCGGAAGGGCAATGTTGACAGGGTTCGCTGGGTTACCCGCTCAGCCAATCCCTGTCCTATCTGCCTTGCCAATGAGGCAGCAGGGGCTAAGCACCTGGGCGAGCCGTTCCCTAACGGGGACACGGCCCCCCCGGCGCACCCTAACTGCCAGTGTGTTCTTATTCCCGCGCGGGGGGATGAATGAAGCCGCCGAAGAAGATTTGCCCGAGCTGCAATGGGAGCTGCCAGAACGGCAGCGGACCCTGCAAGACCTGCAACGGCAGAGGCACCGTTTGATGCCCACGGATACCTGTCCTAACTGCGGCGGGGACGGCTGGGTTAACGGCAGGGGCGGCCATCACGTCGATTGCCCCCGTTGCGACGGGAGCGGAAGGATTCAGATCAGCGCCATGGATAGAGGCCGATGAGCAAGCTAACGCTGCCTGACGGGGCGGTCTACGAGACCGGCGCCCAGCAGGGCGCCGTCAAGACCTGGGACGGGGAGACCGTTAAGGGCGTCGTAGTCAAGTCCGACAACGAGCGCCAGTACACCCTCCAGGTTGCCTATCCGGCCGACAGCGCGGACGTGGGCCTGGCCCGTGACGGCTTCCGGGATTTCGCCTCTGCCGAGGCGGTCGAGAAGGCCGCGTGGTCTTACATGGAGAAGGCCCGGAACGTCGGCCTGATGCACGCTGAGGGCACGGACGGCGCCGGGACAGTAGTCGAGTCCTACGTCTACCGAGGGCCTGACTGGGCGCTCCAGGCCGCGGACGGCAGTGATCAGGTCGTCAAGTCCGGTGACTGGATGATCGGCATCCGGTGGGGCAATGACGCCTGGAACATGATCAAGTCCGGCGAGATCGGCGGGGTTTCCATGCAGGGCGCCGCCAAGCGGCGCACTCCCTCGCCCGCAGACGTAGCAAAGGTGAAGAACCGTGGCTGACCTTACCGAGCTGATCGAGATCGACCCCTCGAGGGTCGACGGGGTTAGGAGTCCGGCTAGCGGGCTCCCCATCCTGCTCATGAAGGCGCTTAGCGATCCGGCTAAGCCTGACGAGACGCCGGACACTTCCGGTACCAAGACAGAAAAGGAAACCGAAGTGTCCGAGCAGAGCACTGAGACTTCTCCGGCGCCGGAAGCGCCGGAGGTTAGCGAGCCCGTGGTCGAGAAGTCGGCCGCGGAGCTTCTGGACGAGGCAGTAGCCAAGGCCGTTACCCCCCTCCAAGAGGTCATCAAGGGCCTGGAGGCGCAGATGGCAGCGCTCAAGTCAACTCCTATTCCCGGCGGACCCGTCGTGACCGTCCCCGCCTCCCAGCGCACCGAGGGTGCGCGGGCCGAGGCGCTGGCCAAGGCGCTCTATCACGAGCGGCTGGCCGGCCAGGTCAATGACCGGGACCTGATCCGCTACCACGAGGACAAGGCGGCGGAAGCACGCAAGGCCGCTAACGGCTAAGCGGATCATCCGCACGTCTTAACAGAGAGACTTAGAGGAAGCAATGCCAACTCTCGAGGAAATGTTCACCGACGCCCGGGACGCCACCGAGCGCGGAGACCGGCTGGAAGGGCTCAAGAAGTCCCTTGACAGCTCGATTGACCGTCACGACCAGAAGATTGACGCCTTCATCCCGGCTGCGCGCGCGGGCGATCAGGGCAAGGTCGGCATCATCAAGGGCGCCGGTCCCGGCGCCCCGCGAGCGCGCCTGACCGGGACCGACTGGGACAAGTTCTCCGAGCGCATCAACGGCCTGTCCAAGGGCCTTAGCGCCGAGGACCAGGCCGCCGTCATGGCCGACCTGGCGTCGATGCAGGCGCTTAAGGCCGAATTGTCCAAGGATATCAGCACCACAGTTCCGGGCAATTTGCACCCCTACGACCTGGAAGACCCGGCTAAGCGCCTGGTTCCCCGGTTTACCCCGCTGCGGAATGAGATCCCGCGGACTAAGGGTATCGGCACCGCTCGTGAGTACCGCCGGATTCTGGGTTACACGAACGCCGGAATGGGCGGGGTTGCGGACGTTACCCCGTTCTTTAACAGCGAGACCGCGCTTAACGGCGGGTCGACTGCGGGCCTTCCCACCTTCGGCGGGCTTGGCCTTATCCGTGGCCAGAAGATCAGTTATGCCATGGATGTCCATACCATTCCGTACATGGAAATGTCGCTGTCCGCGGTCACCGGCTGGAAGGCGCAGTTCGCTAACCTGGGCTTCGAGAACAGCCGCGGCCTTGACCAGATGGCGCTCCTGTGGGGCCATCTGCTCGGTGAAGAGAAGGCCATTCTCTTTGCCCGTGGCGGCTCGCCTTACGCGGGTGCGGTTGCGGCCCCGTCCGGCACGCCGACCCTGGCCTCTGGCGGCGCGGCGATCGGCTCCGGCTTCGGTACGACCGTCTTCGTCAAGCTGACCACCTATACCGGCCAGGGCGAGTCCCTCCCGGGCGCTGAGGGCACCAACGCGGCCCTGACCGCCAACCAGGCCCTCGTCATCACCCTGCCGTCCGGTGTGCCTGCTGGCGCCCTGGCGATCGGCGTCTACACGTCGGCCACCACCAACACGGAGACGTTCCAGGGATTTTTCATCCCGCAGGCCGGCGGTGCTAACGCCGGGAAGATCGTCGTCAACGTCAACACGGGCGGCGGCCGGGTGGTCCCGGCTGCGGACACGTCGTTCAACGCGAACGCCTATGACGGCCTGATCACGACCCTGATCTCCGGGGGCTCCGGCCCGTCCGGGGCGGGCGGCTACGTCGGGTACTTCCCGACGCTGTATAACGCGGCTGGCCAGCAGTCCAGCATCTACAACCCGTCGCTTGCCGCGGCGGGCAACGTGGGTGACAAGCCGTGGCAGGACATGTTCGCGTCCCTGTACGCGAGCGTCTACGCCGACCCGGAAGAGGTCTGGCTGAGCGCCGTGCAGCGGCGCCAGCTCGCCGACTACGTGCGCAACAACGGCACTGGCGCGGCGGCCTACCGGATCACCATGGGCCAGAGCGAGTTTGACTCCGGCGTCACCGTGGGCGGCTACGTCACCGGCCTGGCCAACGAGTCGAGCCCGTCTGACCGCCTGGTGCAGCTCCGGGTTCACCCGTACATGCCCGCGGGCGTGTCGTTCGCACGGTCCCGCTCGCTGCCCATCCCGGACAGCGGCATCGGCGACACCAGCACGATGATCGAGGTCCAGGGCTACATGTCGGTTGACTGGCCGGAAATCCAGTTCACCTACGACGCCTCGACCTACTGGTTCGGCACGCTTGCGCATTACGCGCCGGCCTGGTCGGGCATCATCTACGGCCTTCAGTAAGCCATTAGGAGCCGGGGGGCTTTCGGCCCCCCGGCCCTTCTTACCTAAGGGCTTAGGAGGCTCTATGGCGCACAAGGGAGACAGTTCTGTCCCCA